CGCACATGAGCGCCTACACCGTTCCTTTGACTGAACTTTTCAAAGAATCGATGCCAGGCGTTTATGTGTTTGGTAGTCCACCGTCGGCTATTGCAGAGTCAGTCCACCGATTGGCTTGCGTTGCCGGTCTCGGAGGGTTTATCACTGAGAATGACTTTTCAAAATTTGACGGCACTCAAAATCAGTTCACTTATGAAGTTGAACTGGTCGTGTTGAAAGCTGCATTTTTGTTCCCAGATTTCATGGTTGCAAAACAAATCAAGGATTCACAATTGGACCAAGTTTATTCCACTGAATTTCAACAGGCATTCAAGATGGGTTATTCCCGCCAATCAGGAACTCCTGAAACGTCTATCATGAATTCGATGGTCAACTTGTCCGTCACAGTGATCGCCTTTGTGATCAGCCACTTCACTGCATTCTTCAGAAGTCATGAACCGCTCACACCGGAAAACATCGATTATATCGCAGTTATGATCCAAAACCAAGTTTTGGTAGGTGGAGATGATGGTCTGATCGTGGAGATTGATAGTGCAGCTTTCCTTGAAGCTGTCTCACTGTTCGGACTCACTGGCAAACCCATTTTACGGAAAAGCACAGACAGTGTTTCAATGTTGTCTCGTATTTACCCAAATCCGTTAGTCAGCAGCAAGAATTTGATAGATCTCGAACGTATGTTCTCAAAGATCGCATATTCAGCTGACAAAGTCAACACAAAACGTGTCGCCACAGCTAACAAAATTTTCAGCTACGCATACAACGAAGCAACTGGTCACCCGGTGCTTGTTGAATATTTGACTAATATCATCAACTTCTCGTGTCTGCGAACACAAATATCCACTCTGTTAATCAGGACCATCATCAAACCGGTTGGAATGATGTTGACGCTAATCAAACAAGCTGGAGTGAAATTGACGATGAAAGTAAAGCTGTTTATTCCAATAGATTTTCAGAGCAACTCGACTTCATGCGCATGTCTATCATAACATTTGATGAAGGTGCAAAAAATGGAATTTTCAACTATGGTAAAATCGAAGGATTCAATTGTGAACCAACCCTCACTCAAGTTGAGAATGGTCCGCAACAACAGCCGTTGAAAAACATTCCATGCACTCCTCATTTTGTGATGGCGTACGATAAACAATTTTCGATTGTTCCTGCGAACATGCGCCCGAATGGACGCATTCTTGCCCGCCTCGGATTGTTAACACAGTTGGTGATCGCCATGTGTGGTCAGATCAGCTGTGTTTTCGATCTTTTCCCAGGCACGTTTGCAATGACTCGAACTGTACAGGCGAACTACCAACACGAACGGGGTGCACAAATGAACGTGCCCACTTTTATTGGGAATTCCTATTGGGATTCAGATCAAGAGCTGAAAATCGATAGCACGGAGCTGTACAATAATGGGACTTATGCCAAACTCACGTGGTTCACCAACGCAAACCGGTGTATCGGACAGATTTTTGAGGACAAGCTTGGAAACCACACGTTACCCTCACTGGTCATTTTCGACCCACCACATGTCGGAAACTGTGTTGGTGGTAACACGTGGTTGTTCCAATTCTTTTTGTTGTGTGAACATTTGATGTCTGGCAAAGCTCAGTCAAACGCATGCGTATTCATGAACCTCCCCATTGATTCTGACCGGAATGTTAAGAACCAATTGGCTAAAGTGCACAATGCTTTGTCGACTCATAATGGTTTCATGGTTCGATCAGGTGCTTTGGTTCCGTTTTCAACAAAATCACTGGTCGTCGGTCAGCTGTTGCAACATAAAGATTATGCTGCAGCCAAGCAAGACGGTCGACTGTGGAAAGCAACTACGTATGACACACAATGTGTGAACATTATGTTCATCCCAAAATGTTATGGTCTCACGAACATGGATCCAAGGTTCTATGTCACAATTGAGGACTGGTGTAGGGGTGTAAAGGGACAAAGTGACCGCCCACAAGCGGTTGCTGTCACTGAATTGGCGCTTGAAGGCGGTAAACCTTCAAAGCGCCTTTCTAATCAATAGACGGGAACTGCCTAGATATGGCGGTAGTTTAATTTAATTATTACCCCATTTCTTTGTTCCTTTCGTGACAATTGCAGATGTCTTCTGCTCCCTCTCTACTCAAACAAGTCCCAGCTAACGCTCGGGACCTCCTAGTCCAAGTGACTGACCCTTTCCATGATGACAATGTTCGTTCGCAAGCGTTCCCCGACGCCCGAACACAATATTCGGCC